ATATACAGTGTCTGGGTTTCCACCGTTTTCCCAGATTGACTGCATTACACCATCAAAACGGTCTTGGTCAAACGCGATAAGAGTTGTTGTCTCATCTGTACGTGCGTCTGTACCGTCACCAGTTGGGTCTGCACCTTCGTTAGCACCAAAGTCTGTGTTTGATGTCAACCATGCAGGCGCACCAGCAAGCTCACGCGCAGTTGTGGAGTTACCCGCTGCACGAGCATTGTTGTCGAAAAGCGCTTTTTCGATGTCCAATTTTTGCTCTTTGGCAATTTTTAGCGTTTGGTACGCGATTTCACGCGCACGGCCTGCTTTGTCCAAACCTTCGTCAGTGTCAGGTACGACAACTGCGTTTTTGAAGATTTGTGTGTAGTTGCCCAAGCGAGTTGTCGCTGAACGTGCTTCCGCAGTTGTTGCGTCACCTTCAATGTGAGCATTTGCTGCAGACGCGCGTAGGCTGTCTGTTTGCCATTCATGCAAAGTATTGCGCGCACGGGTCTTTGCAGACTTCGTGTGGAATGGTGTTTCTTCTGGTGAGATATTGGTGATTACATCACTCAAGTCCTCACGAATGCCGACTGCATCATAGCTGTCGAATGTGTTGCTTGGCTGTGCCATAGTTCACTTTCCTTTACTAAAGTTTTGGATTGATAAGCAAGTCTGCCATGTCTGCGATATTCCCAGATTTCATAGCTTTTGCTTCCTGCTTTCTGCGAGTTGCGGTCACACCATCTGTTCTGCGCTTAGCACCAGCCTTTACGACAGGTTTGACATTGCTACCCTTTTCCTTTGCTTTGACTTTGTTTGCTTGTAGCTGACGCCACTTGCGTGCATCGTTCAAAGCGCGAACATAGCGATGGTCAGAAACGTTAGCCATTTCTTCTTCGCTAAATCCATAAGATACGCCAGTTTCCACTAAGCCCTTCTTGATAACATCGCCCTTTTCAGGATGGAGAATATCAGGAATGGCATCTGCAAGAAGCCTTGCTTGCTCCTGCAGATATGATTGTCTTTGCGCTTGGGTTTGCTGTTGCTGCTGTTGCTGCAACTGTCTTAACTGTCCAACTTTAGCGTTATACTGCTGCACCGCCTCGTCGTATTTCATCTTTTCTTCCATGTACCCAATCGGGTCACTTTCAAAAAGGTCTTTGGACGGTGGGGTAGGTGCCTGTAAACCGCCTTGTTGCACTTGCTGAGCTACTTGTAGAACATGCTGTTCCCGCTGAGCTAATTGCGCCTCACGCTCCTGCAGATGTTTGGCTGCATCGGCGTTCTCACGCATTTTTTGCTGAATATAGCCCTGACCCGCAGCAGATTGCTTTAGTTGGGAAAGGGTCCAGCGCTGTTGTTGTCCGTCAATAGTAACGTCAAACAAAGCATCGCTGTCATCCTCAACGGCTTCCACCTCGTCAGTATATTCAGTTGCATCATCTTCGTATTCAACGTCATCGCCATTGTCGTCTGATGCTTCGACAACATCTGCGCCCTCTTCAGCTTCCTCTATGACTTCACTCTCAGCGTCCTGAGTTGGTTCAATCATATTATCTGCTGCGTCACGCAAATTATCTTCTTGTGTTGGCTCACCGCCAACTTCTGGCGACAGTAGGCTTCCTACTGCGTCATCTAGTGTAGTCGCGTTTTCCACGGTGCTACTCCTGTTTATTGCGATCTAACATGCGCTCTGCTGCTATTGCTGCATCAAGCTGCATTTCGATCTGGTTTAACGCGCGCATGATTGCGTGCGCCTCTTCACGCTGCTCAACTTCCTGAGCAGTTGTGTTTGTGAATATGCTGATCTGCACATCACGAACATCTTGGATAAACTGCTGAAATGCAGTGTCATTCTTTAAGCGCTTAGCTTCGTCTGCTTGTATGCGAATACTCATCATTGCTGTGCGATGCCTGCGATTGTTCTAAGTTTATCTTGCTCTGCCTTAACGCGTGCTACGTCTACTGCAGTGCCATACTGACCGTAAATCTTGGCTGCATCTACCATCAAATCTTGCGCCATCTTATCGCGCTCACGATCATCCTGTGCAGCCGCTTTTTGCGCGTCTAGCTGCAGTTTCATCATGTCGGATTGTACTTTGGCCTGTGCTTTCATTTGCTCTGCAGCTAAGAACGCCTGATTAGGGTCAGTACCTTGCGCTTGCTGGGCTTGCGCCTGCTGCTGCAGCATAAGTAGCTGCTGCTCGACCTCTGGTGTTATTGGAGCAAAATAACGGTCAGAGTTGCGAATGCCAGCAGCAGCTAACATATCAGACAACGTATTGCGTATGTTCGTCAAGCTCACCATGCCATTAAATGGGCCATATTGTGTATATACTTGCTGCTGGATGCTGAACGCTTGCTGCAACGCCATCATCTTCTCTTCTTCGCGGCCTGTGCCTAAGCCTACGTTAATGGATACATCCATGTCAGCATTCCAGACGCTGGGATCAACAGGAACAAAGCGACCATTCATGCGCATCATTTGCTCTTCGTCAGAGTGCTTTACGTGCAGGTGAAGCATAATCTTGAATAGGTTTTTCATGCCGTCAGCAAGATTGCGCACCATAACCTCAACCTGACCAGCTTGTGCTTGGATAGTTGCCTGAACCGCAGCTTTAGTTGTGGATTGCATTGCGTCTGGGTCTAGCCCCATTGAGGCACGCGATACGCCTGTTTTATTCTCTACAAGCTGATCCATGTAGGTCAATGCGCCTAGCGTCTGACCTGCAGTGAATGGTACTGTTAGCTCTTGCACTGAGCCTGCCTGACGCATGCGCACGATTGCGCCGATCTCATTGTTTAGCACATCGTCAATATTAGCCGCGCCATCTACGATGCCAATGCGAGGATTATTCGTCATGGCTACGTTGTCTAATACGCCGCGCAGGATTGCTGTGCTTGCGTCCTGATCGTCCATGACAATCTCTGCAAGAGAGCGCCCGTAGAATGTGTGTGGCTCTGGGTCAACCTCAAACACAGCAAATGGGATGTTGTCGATTGGCTCAAAGTCTAGCAGTTTGTAGTTGCTGCCGCCGCAGATAAAGCGATGCAGGACAGGTACGCCTGTGCCATCTACGTCAATCTTCATGTAGGCTTCTGTGATTGCCACGCTGCGCATTGCTGGATCGCCTGATTGATCCTCGTAGTCATCTTGGCTGTAGCCCTGACGCTCTATAGTTTCAGCCTCTGAGATGTCTGATGCGCCGTATAGGCTGTCTAGGTCATACACATCCTCAAAGTCATAGCCCATCTCTACAAGCTCACCCACGCGCATCTCTGTGCGGTGCGCTACAACATAAGCCTCATCTATGTTGCGCGCCTGTGAGTTAATGAAGAACTCTTCAGGCGGTACGCTCTCAAAGCGCATCTTACCTTCAGGCATTTGTCTGCTGATCTTTAGGTCATGCGTTGGAAGCTCTACCTCTGTGCCAAACTCATCTGCGCTAACAGATGACATCGACGTATGCTCAAGGATTGTCACATCATCATCAGAGACAATCATTGTGTATTCTTCGTCTGTCAGATTGTCATACGTGAATATCTCTGCGCGATACTTGGTTTCCCAGTAGGCTTTGATAATGCCCGTTTTCTTTACGAGGGCATCGTGGAATGCATCATTCAGCACACGATAGCCATCGTTTTGGTTGAACACGTAATGCATGTATTCTGTTGCTTGCTCCGCTAGGGCAACATCCTCTGGCCCGCGGGGGACAAACTCAACAGGCTTTGCAGTAGACATGAACACGCGCATAAGGCTTGGCTTGACCGCGCGGATTGTGTCGCGCACTTTTGTTGCAACTACTTTGCTACGACCATCCTCATAGCCAATGTCTACCTCGCCGTCGAAATAACGCTGGGCTTTGATGCGATCTTGCGTGATTTCGCTCTCAACAAAGTCTACAGCCTGCGCAATTGCGTCTTGCAGGATACCTTCAATCTCGCGTGTGTCTTTTGCTTTTGGCTGCATGTTATTGTCCTTGTGTTTCCATTGCGGTCAGGCCGCCAATGCGAGCTACCATATCCTCAACAAGCTCTTTTGTAATGACTTTTGACGGTTCCTTCACGCCGCCTGCACGAACTAAATCCTCAAGCGCCTTACGAGACTTTTTCACCTTAGCATTATAGCCCAGCTTGGCGAATGTAGTTGCAGTCATGCCAATTACATCAAGTGCATTTACGGGGTTTGCAGCAGCAATGATAACGTTTAGCGCCGCCATCATACCGCCAGATGTTGGGGATAGCTTGCCGACTGCGCCCATAACTCTTGTTGGGATTGATCCTTGCGCAACAGACCGCAGCGCCGCAACCTCGTCTGGAGACCAGAACTTCATGTTCTTTTCGTTCTTCAAAATTCTAGTGGCTGTGTTCTGCAGCGCTTCGCCAGTATTTGGAACAATTCTGCCCTTTTTGGCACCCTCCATCGCAGCGGTAAAGTAGCGATCAAGCATTTGAGATTTCATGTACTTAGCGTTTGCAGCCTTTGCTGCAGTCATTAGCCCTGCGTCCTTGACGTTAGAGACAAGAGCGTCATCCATCTTACTCATCATGGTTAGGACTTCAGGAGCGTCTGGGGCGCTGCGATAAATCTTACCTAGGGCTTTTTGTAGCTCATTAAATTTTGCCAAATTCATCGCACCAGCATCCTCTACTTCATTTAGAAGTTTTAGCGCGCGCTCAACTGATGGCTTGGCTGAAAGTATGATGTCGTCCATGTTAAGGACGCTCTTCAT